ATAATTTTTATACTTTTATTTAAAAATTTAATATTTTTGGTCAGTGACCAATGTTTTTAAGAGCAGTGCTCTAAGGAAAAATTATGTCAGAAGAAAAAATTTCGGAATTAAATGAAAACATTGCAGCTGCAGAAGCTGCTATTAACTCACTTGAAACCCAATTGGGAAAGGAGAATCTTTCTGCAGAGGACTCTAGTAGCAAACCTTCAGCAAAACAAGAATTGGATGATCGTTTAAAAGATGTTGATTTAAAAAATATGATTGAACGTCGTGTTCAAGAAGAAGTAAATCAAGCTAAATCCGCATTTAAAGATAAATTAGATGAGGTTTACAAATTACGCGATCAAGCAATTAAAGAAAAAGTTGCGCTTGAAGAAGAGAAGAGACAAGCAGAAATTAAACGGATGGAAGATGAAGGCAAACATAAAGAGGTTGCTGAATTAAAAATGGCTGAGCTAAATGCGCGTTTAGAGGCTCTCCAGAAAGAAAACACCAAGCTTACTCGTGATCAGGCAGTGCGTGATGCTATGAGAGGTGTAGACTTCCGTTCAGACGTGGCCGCAGAAATGGCTCAAGAAAGAATTCTAAGTCAACTGATCCAAGATCAATCTGGACGTTGGACTCATAAGAGTGGTATCTCCATCAAGGAATATGTTGATCATTTTAAAAAAGATGAAGAAAATAATTTTCTTTTGAAAGCAAAACCTAATAGTGGTTTAGGCATGACACAAGCTGCTGGAACTGCTAATACAAATTTAGATAAACCTATAACTGAAATGAGCACTGAAGAATTGTTACAACATTTTTCTAAACAATCTCCTTCAGGAAGTTTTGGTTATTAAAACTTAAGGAATAAAAATGGCGATCTCAGCTAATACAACTATCGGCAATTTCTCATTTGCCATTCAGAGCGCTCTTTCTGCTTACTCTGATGAAATGTATACTAATGCCAAAAAGCTTTCAGGCACTGGAATTGTAGGCTCTAATGCTCAAATCGATCCAAACACTGAAACTTTCATTGGTCAAACTCGTTTCTTCAAGCCTTATGCTTCACAAACTGTAAATGTTGCTTCTACAACTTCTTCAACTGATGGTTCAAAGCAGTCTTACACTTCAGACTTCTTAAGCTATGTTAAAACAGTTCGTACACATGGCGCACAAGAAATTAACATGCAACGTGTTGTTTCTCAACAAGACGGTCTTGCTAAAATTGCTCGCGACTTTGGTGAAGTTCGTGCACAAGACGAGCATGATGCAATTCTTAATATCCTTCAGGGTGTTGCTAAGAAAGAAGCCGCTATCGGAACTGGTTACAGCGCTTTTGGCGGTAACTATGATTCAGATGGTCTTGGTCTTTTTGTAGACGTAAACGCTGGTGGTGCCTTTGGTACTGACACAGATCAAGGTCTTCTTACAGCTGGCGGTATTTCTTCAGGTTATGGTGCTATTCGTGCTGAAAACCTATTTACTGCTCTTTCTCTTGGCTTTGCAGATTATGAGCCAGAGTATGTTTACATGGTTACTTCTCCAGAAGTTATGACTCAATTACGTGTTGCTAACATTGTTGATCAAACAACTGTTACAGAAGGCAACCTTGAATTTACTACTGCTTTTGGTGGTAAGTTCCGTTTGATCATGACTCGTGCTGATCAAGGTAACCGGGGTGGTGACACTAACGTTCACGCTAACTCTGTTAAAACTACTTTCATGGTTAAGCCAGGTGCTATCGAAATGGCACAACTTTCTGTTCCAATGCCAGTAGAACTTTATCGTGATGCTAACAAGTATAACGGTGGCGGTACTACAGATATTTGGTATCGTTGGGGCTACGTTGCTCATCCTATGGGCTATAACTGGGCTGGTTCTACTACTGCATTTGCTACTAACGCTACTTATAATGCTGCGGCATCTTGGGAGCGTAAGTATGACACGTTGAATCTTGGTATTCTTCCAATCTTCCACGCTTAATTGAGAGGTGAGGTATGGCTTTAGTGCTAGGCATCAATAGCTATGCTACTATAGAAGAGGCTGATAACTATTTTGAGTCTCGTATTGACGTAGCTACGTGGGAATCAGCTGATGACACGCTTAAAGAGCAAGCTCTAGTTTCTGCAACTAGATACTTGGACACTCTTGCCTACACTGGGTATGTTACTGACTCTGATCAATCAATGTCATGGCCTCGAATTGGTTCTATTTATAGCCCTCAAAGAGGCCGTGATATACAGTTTAAAAAAGATTATACTTGGACAGAATTAGGTAGTACAGACTTTACTACTAATCTTTATAACTTACCTTTAGAGATTCGTTTAATTAAAACTGCAAGTATAGAACAAGCTTATCATTATATTAACAATGATGGTTTGTTAGATAATACAGGGGGGTTGCCTGATCGAGTTGAAGTTGGATCTATCACTATTGATGGTCTTAACGGTAATTCAGAAACTCCTTCACGCTCTCGCGTAGTAAGTAATTTAATCAAACCACTATTGATTAATGGTGGTTCTTCACAATGGTTTAGGTCAAATTAATGGCATTAAAATCTTTAATTACAAGTCAAGTCAAAAAGACATTTGATTTATATTTACAAGATCTAGCCCAAGATGTTACTTTAACCAATAAATCTGCAAGCTCTTATAATTTTACAACAGGTGTAACTACTGTTTCAGATAAATCTTCCATTACTGTAAAAGGTGTATTAGTAGAAGGTAAAAAAGATCCAAAAGATCCTTTAAATACAACTACTGCGAAAGATATTCTTTTAATTAATGCAGAAGATGTTACAGAGTTTAACTTGTATGATTCTATTAAAGTAAGTGGTAAAACTTATAATATTGACTCTTTTACTAATAATGGCTTTTTAATCGAAGCCGATATAAGTGGAGGATAATATGGCTAAGTTTTCAGAAGTTATTCAGGATATTGAAGGTATTTTTGGAACTTCCGCATGGATTTCTAAAAGTATTCAAGCCTATCCTACAAATTATAGCGGTACTTACACAAATGAATTTGTTAAATTAGAAATAATTCCTTCAAGACCTTTAAATGTTTTTGGAAACTTAAGCGTTCAAGGTCAAATCATTGCTCAAATCTATGTACAAACAGGATTAGGTGCAAGAAGAATTATGGAAATAGCAGATGAATTAGACGATGTTCTCCAAGCTAAAACTTTAAGTAATGGCACTCAGACTGGCACTAGTGCTTTATCTTTCTTAGGCGTAGATCCAGATGATAGTTCGCTGTTTAGAGCGGATTACTCAATTTCATTTAAAAAATACTAAGGACAAACAATGGCACATATTAGTAGTATTACTGCTGTTCGTTTCGCTTCTCTTGCTTACTCAACAAACGTTGCTAATCTGGATACAGATGAAGCAAGTAAGCCATCAGTTGCAAAAACTGCGTTTGACTCAGGCGTTTCGCTAGTAGGTGATCTTCGTGAATTCCCTTCACTAGGTACTCCTGCTAACATTGTAAACGTACCAGTTTACGGACAAGCTCAATCACAACAAGTTGGCGGTCAATCCGATGCTCCAACTCTTGAATTTACACTTAACTATAACCCATCAGAGCATTACGCTATTGATACACTTCGTAAAAATGCTACTCAAGTAACATGGCGCGTACGTTTATCAGATGTTGATGGTGTTCAATCAGCTACAGGTCTTCCATCTGATAGTGACAATCAATATAATGATATTTACTTTATTGGTAAAGTTGAATCATTTGAAGTCACTCCTTCTTTGTCAGACTCTATGCAAGCAACTTTCTCAGTTTCTTGTCAATCTGATTTTGAAGGCCCTTACTCAGAAAATTCTTCTGCAGTTTACGGATTACCGGCTTAATTAAATTAAAGGAGTGGCCTTCGGGTCACTCTTTTATTTTATTATTTTTATAAGGAGTTTCAATATGAAAGTTATTATTGAAACTGAAACAATAGCACGTTGTGTTGACACAGGG